TCGACCAGCACGTCGACATCCGGCTTGCGTAACATGCCGAAATGGTCACCCGCGACCTTTTCCACTTGCAACTGCGGGCAAAGTGACTTCCACGCTATTTGCAGCAACACCAATCCAGTAATCATCACCCCTCGCTGTAGTGCTTGCTGTGATTTGTCGGTTACGATATTGGCGACCTGTGAATCCCTCAATACCGTCTGAGCTGACATTCATAATGCTCTTCAAAATTGCGCACTCTAATGTCCCGCCACCAGTTTTGTCCGTGGTCAGAATTGAACCGCCGATAACAGGCAAATAACTTACAACCGAGTTTGCCGCAGCACCAGCAGAAACAGAAAGAATGATCCCAATTTTCACACCACCATCAGCAAAGGCGACAACCAGTGATGGAAATTGATCTGCTGTGGTCTGTACACCTAGACCAGTATCGAGTAACGACAGATCAACACCGAAATCAACAGAATCATTTGCAGGGATTGAATTGATCGCTGCCCTGTTAAATAAATGACTGGTATACCGAGCTATTCCAGCGCCAATACCACCCGTCCAAATTGCAGCAACATCAAGTAAGCCAGTGCCTTCGTTCCAAGCACCAAACGGGATGTTTGGGGCAAGGTTCCAATCAGCAGGGAATCCGGGAGGTGCAGCGATAACGCTACCTCTAATGCCTTCCAGTGGTGCCTCATCGTAGGCACTTTGTAAATCAACAACTACCGCGCCCGTATCACCGTTAACAGAATCAACAGGGGCAGCAGGCGCAACAGTGAAAAATTCTTTCCAACCCGCCGCGTTGCCAACGTTCGCATCGTCGGTTAACTTCCAAAATGTATCCGGCGACAATTGATGTACATCGTCGCCCTCTTGCAAATCTTCAGGTACAGTCAGCGCAAACCGTGCCGCCTCATCTGCAACCTCAATCCAGTCAACTAAATTTATCCCACCTGAACCCGGAGTAGCGCCTCTATCTTTTGGTACCAGCGACATCCTACGGCACCACTACCGCAACGCGATATTCCTTAATAACCGGTGCGCCCGCTGCTGCTTCCACCAGTACCCATCGGGCACCTTGCCTAATCGGATGGACTCCAACTGCAAAAGGACCGCCATCATCCAAAGTCATCGCCGCCGCGTTTGCAGGTTCAGCGTCATCGTTTGACCAATAAAGATTAATTGAATCATTAACAACTTCAATTGATCCATCCAGGATTTCATTGCCCGTTGTCTGCTGTCGCTGTGCATAAGTTTCGTAAACTGTATCGAGTGTCATTGCTGCCATTTTATTGCCTCGGATTTCTCGGGCCGCCTAATCTGACAGCCCAGTACATTAATTGTTTTTTAATCGCTGGCACTTTTAAAACGCCCATCGATTCCATAAAAATCTCACATCGTATTTGATGCGTCTTGTAAAAATTGACGCACATATAATCATGTAATACTGCTGCTTGATTATATTTCCCAGATTTCGGAATGATCCAGCGAAAACCTCTCGGGACTGATGCAAGGTCAGTCGAAAATCCCTTAGGTATTTTGATAACAACATACGATGGGTATTTTCCAACGTGATAATCAAACGACCTTTGAATGATCCATTTATCCGTTTGCGGATGATATTTGACAACCAGATCATCAGTAAAACTGCTCAAGGCAACCCGGCAATGTATGCGTCCATCTCAGTCACATAGTCGACTACTACCGCATCACATCCAGCTTTATCAGTAGTCGCAACTTCATCTTTTAAAACATCTTTGTGTTTTCCCCTGATACCAGACGTTTCTCCAATAATCGTCCTGAATTGGACATACGTGGAATCAACAATTGTTGCTTCATCCGATTCAGTACTAGCGGGTTTTTTGGATGCTTTTGCTGTCAGCAAACCTTTCCCCGTACCAGTGATATGTGGATAATCGTTATTAACTAATACCCCCTCCGCTTCCAAAAGAGAAACGATATATTCATAAGCGCGAAAACCATCTATATCACCTTGGAAAATTTCACGTCTATAGATTTTTTCAAGACCATCAATCTTAGATTCAATTTCAAGTCTATAAGCAGCAAGTTGAGGTGCTGTTAATGCAGTTGGTGTAGGAGGCACTGGCGCTGTAAAAACAGTTCCATCATAATCAAATCCAACCCCTGTACCTAATGGACATTCAATATAGCCTGAAATTGGCGCTGCATCGTCTGCCAAAATCATATTTGTTACAATTCCATTTTCAACTTTTGCCATATTTATAATTGCCATCAGAATAACTCCGTTACTATTACAATTCCGGGAGCACCATCGCCACCTGTACCATCGCCAGCCGGAGTGTCAAACTGTGCTGCACCGCCACCGCCACCGCCATAACCACTTCCAACCCTTGAGCCTATGCCCAAATTTTCTTGCACACCTTCTGCTCCAATACCTAATGCAGATTGACCGCCCCTTGAACTTATCGCTGTGCTTGATAATACAGTACCAACTCCACCGTTAGCACCCAAAATAACTATATCTCCACCAGTGCCGCCCCCGCCACCTGAACCGCCTGCTATGCCTCTAAATAAAGTACCTGATGCTGATTCTCCAAGACCACCGCCACCGCCAGTCGAAAGTATATTAAAAGATCCATCAGTAAATTGACTATTACCACCAGCACTACCAGCAATAGCACCGGGACCACCACCTGATCCACCGGCACCAACTATTATTGTTGCTGGTAGTGTCAATATTGATGGATCAATTATAGCTGATCTATATGATCCACCAGCACCGCCACCTCCACAAGCGCCCTGATTATTTCCTGGTTGATCTGCACCGCCACCGCCACCGCCAGCGCCCTGAACTTCTATCAGAATTGATTTTGTATTTAATGTTGGCGTATAACTTCCAGATACATTAAATATCTGACGTGTTAGACCGTTTGCAAATCTTGATGCCAATGCTTGAAATAATTGAGTGTTATCACTTACATTAGGCGTCAACCCGCCTTCAGTCGCGATAATATTATATAACTCTTTATTAATCCCGGTCAGCCAATCGAAAACAATATTAGTTGGGACAGAGCCTTCAGATTGCGCTTGCACCTTGCCGCGAAATGCGCCGCCCGTTGCATCGCTGATAGCTGTCGGCGTTAGCGGATCGATAAAATCCATAAATAAATCCTTACGTAATCAAAAATGATGGATCAACAACGATCACAAATTCAGTCGCCCGTTGTTTTTCCTCTAACAAACATTGTAACAAAGCCTTATCTATATCGTTAGTTGTGACCACTGACCAGCGTGCCCAACCCTCGAAAGCAACAGGAGTATCACAAGGCATATCAGCGTGACCGTCAAAAAGAATATCAACACAGGGATCATCTGCAACAGCTTGATCAGCGTAACTCGCATGATATTCTGCAATATCTTCAATTGTAAATCCGTTTTCAATAGCAATATCAAAAAATCGCTGTCGATGTATTCCACCCTGATCCCGTATAACTGCAAGGATACGCGCCCGTTGTTCTGCGTCACTGACCGGAGGTGGCAAGCATTCCGACTGCGGAAAAGTATCAGTCCATTCATCTAATGTTTCAATCGCAAATTGTGGAAATAATTCATTGAATGCGTCCGGTATTCTGTTCTCTATACGGCACATTTCATCTGCCAGAGCATTTGAATATTCGTCAAATTCTGATCCATCGTCATATTCAAACGCCTGCCCCGGCGGCCATAATAACCTGATAGCCTGCTGACATTGTTCTGCTGTCAGTGATTCTAAACCCACGTAAAAATACCTATTGTCTGTAATTGTCCCGCGCTTGCAATTTGATCTACAACCGGCGAATTAAGAATAAAACCAGTGCCATCGGTTGCAACTGATATTATTTCATTTATTTTTGAAATACGAATAATGGATGCAGGTTTCGCCTCGATTAAATATAAATCCCTCAATGCAGCTTCAACCGCCGCCCGTCTCTCAGGTGTATCAACAGTAAGCGATATATTAAAATCAGTAGCTAACCCAAACGGACTATATACAATGACAAAATCTGTACGCGGCCTGATACCATCACCATCGATGTATGCCTGTACGTTGTCTACAATTACCTGAGATGGTAACGGTGGATCAAGGTTATCATCAAGAATAGCTACTCCAACAGTTCCACGGCTCCATAAATTAGGAAAATCAAACGCCCTTGTGACACCTGCAACGTCAAGCGCCCATCCTCGATAATCTGTACCAGCCCCGCCTTGAGGTGGATCTTCAAGCCTATCAAATAAACGTATCTTTGCTTCTGGGATTGTCTCTTGATCTGTACCACCGGCAATTGATGTAATTAGATTTGCATCATTATCAACCCCGATAATCGGAGTAACCAGCGTTACAAATGGACTCGGATCTGTCAATAAAATATTGCCATCTTTACCAGCAAGCACAGCCCTAATATTAACCTGTAAAATACCACCAGCAATAATACCCGCTGATAATGTCTCATATTCCTGACCATTGACATGAGACACTAAAGTACCAATCGGGACAGGTGTAGTATCAACTCCAGTAAATTCAATAGTCCCCGTCGCAAACGTCGCAGCTTTCAAGCCGTCTTCATACGTTTGTAACCACAATAAAAAGTTTTCATCTGATGACGTTTTTGGATTTCCCTGCTTTGCAACGTATCCCAAATATGCATGTAATTCTATCGACGCCCCAGCCGTGACAGCTGGAGTTATTTCAACTAATGCAGGATCAAGTATTTTAGGATCAGGGACACGCGATAGCATGTCTCCTTCTGTACGATCAATAATTTCCTGATTTGTAGGTAATTCAAAAGCCATTAAAATTTCCACACTTCCCGAAATTCTCTACCATCCGGCTGAATAATTGCTATATCTGATTCCACTTTTCCGTCCCCCTGATTAATCGCTTCAATGCTTATTGATTTAGCTGCACCTTGGCTCAATAATACATCCAGATCAACTTCTAGTGTATTTTCAAGCTCGCTAACGGTTTCATCAGTTACAGCACTTTCAAAAATTACCCATTGCCCTGAACCTAATTTAGGATTTCTCCACCAACCGCCCCGCTGACTACCATCATCATCGGTTACCCGTTTATTTATATACAAAATCAGCGCAACTGCTGATGCTAATTTCTGCGTTCCAATCGCTTTATCGTGAGGTGTCATACTGGCGGCCCTGTCGATCCCGGCCCCGGAGTAACTCCCGGATGGACGTGAGTTAATAACGACACTGCCCCAGCCTTGACATCACCCGTTGACGTAACACTTCCTGCTGACATACCACCAGATACAGCCAATCCAGCCGCTGAAACGTTACCAACTATTTGTAATCCTGATGCTGTCAAAGTGCCTACCAATACATTAGCTACATAAAATTCAATTCCTGATGCAATCAGTCTGATTTGCATTCCTTTATCATTATACAATCCACTGTCACCTGAGGCACCCCATGCAGGTGTATTACCAAAAACGGGTAATGCCAGAGCGATAGATCTATTTCCAGAAACGTGCAGAACAATGACCTGTGAACCCGGCTTCGGATTTATAAATAATCCAAATGGTAGCCAGTGTCTGACGTTTGGCTCTACGTTCCCGGCGAACGTTTCAATATCTAAAAATTGAGTACCATCCGCTTTAATGTTGACACCCTCAATTGTCCCGATCAGAATCATATTTGAGATTCTGGCAAAGACTGGATTTAACAACTCAGTCACTACATTTTGGATCATTTCACGCATTACCATATATCCGCTTCAAATTTTTCTTCATCGTTCAGGCTACTATCAAATGCCATCCTGGGAACGAACGTCAAACCAGTCGTCAAAAAATTATCATCAATTCTAAAATCTACATCTGAAATGTACATAAATCTATCTAGATCAGCGCGTGAATCAGTGATTCTAACGGACGTATCAGGTCTCCATATCTCTCCCGGCAGGTATTGCCAGCCCTTGACAACGATATTAACAGTCAACGCCCGCCCGATAGCCTGATTTTTCAGCATTTGAGCACGCACTTTTGCAGCTGCTGTATCTGTCACATCTTCAGCAATAACTATTTTTTCTCGAAATCGCGTTATACCATCATCTTTTATCGTTGCCTTGATTTTCGATTTTGTAAACGATTGCCCTAAAACGACATAATCAGAAAATCTCTGAGATGCATCAGGTGTAAAATTGAAACTCTTAACGCCTGCGACACCATAACCCAAAATCAGTTTTATTCGTTCATCGCTTGCACGGCGTAAAACCAGCGTTTTATCACCATCGCTATCAAGCACAATACCTCTCTGCTTGGCAGCTTTTGAAAGTACATTGAAAATTGTATCGCCGATATTAATGGCAAAATCGAAAGCATTGATAACTGGATCAGCGCCAGCAGGTAATTCTGAAATGACTTCAATTCCATATGGTTTCAATAATTGACGTGCAAGTTTTTCGAGGTTCAGACCCTTAAAATTATTCGTCTTGCTATTCGCTGAACAGTCAATAATATCACCAAATTTATCACGCCCTGAAACGCCAAGTGTGAATGTTTTTTCATCGTATGACGTCGGTCGTTGTTCGATAAATCCGTCAAAAATAACTTTTCTTTCTGGAGGTCCGCCGAATTCCGGCTGATCAAATTCCAGAAGTATCTGAACAGGGCTACCATTAACAAGCAATTTTTTCTTTTCTGAACTGATTAAATCATCAAAAACAGTAGCATCAAAGTTTCGTGCAAGCTGCGAAACTGAAACACGGACAGAAGCACTCGACCATGCTTTGAATTCCTGACCGCCAACTTTAACAACTACACGGCTCACCTCTCCATAACTCGCAATGTATCCCGATCAGTTATCAAAAATGGATTGATACCTTCATTGAATCTCACAATGTCATCAATTCGTGTCCAATCCAGATATGCAGAATTAGCCGCTATCAATCCAGGTATCTGACCGGATATATCAAAATCGATTAATACAGCAATATCCCTTGACTTTATATCCGCAGATACTGCATTTTTCGTATCAATCAGAAAATTAACTAACGGTATCTCCACATTCGGAATTAGAGAATCAACAGAATCAATAATATCTGACCGAACATTGAACGCTGCTGATTGCGTCTCATAAGTACGATGCTGTGCAACTTTGGCAACTGATGCAACCGCCGCAACTCTAAATAAATTATTAATTGTAATCGCATTATCAAATATTTTCTGTTGCGATACAGTTGGAGAAACAGGTAAAACGGGATCATCACCCGAGTTAGTCAAACCCAATAACTCCGCATAATATTGCGCTAATCTCAGGTCAGCCTCAATTGAACTTTTGATAGACAATGCAGCACTTGTAACTGATCCATAAATGCCCTGCACTCTTGTAGCCAGTGTTCCCGGCGTCCTAATCAATTCATTCAATTCACTCGACAATGAATCGATGTCTAACGAAAGATTAGCAAGCGGCTGAGTGCCGACATCAACCACTTTATTCAATTTTTGTAGACCAGCAGTCGCCTGCTGTAGTCGACTCAATCCATCATTCTCAACGCTTGGCAATTCTCCAACTACATTAAAACTATCCCCGAATTCCGCCTGATTCGCTGCAAGAGTTGCATCCGCCGCACCAATTACAAGATCGTCAGTCGATTCTGTTGCAAGTTCAAAAGGTGATACGCCCTGATCTGCAAACGTGATCGTAAATTTAGCTATTCCACCTTCTGCCGTCGAAATAGTCGGCCCTTCATAATCCAAAACTTCAACCTGGAGTTTTCCACGATAACGATGGATTAGCTCACCCTTCCCGACATCCAGTACTTGCTCTAATGCTTTTGCTTGCCTGTCATAATTATCGCCGATAAGATAGGCATCAACTGTATACTGTCTGGCATTTCTACCCAGATCATCAATCGAATGATCATCTGATCCGGCGTATTCCTGCAAAACTTTGCGACGATTACCACCCTTTTTTTGTGCTGTATCAGCGAAAAAAGTTATGCCGATAAATTTCCATTTCTGTAATCTTGTTACCCATTCCGGATCAGTCATTGAAACGCTCCAATACTGCCACGATTAACGCCCACTTCTAAATTAACAGGGCTATCTGATTTTACCTGTTTTATATTAACTGGTTTGTCAGATTCGACCTGCACCCGGATTAATCCATTGACATCTGATTCCACTTTCAACGGCCCTTGATCTTTTTGAACCTGTGCAATAGTTGGTTGTTGTGTGACTAAATTTGCACCCGGCAAAGTATCGCGCAATTTCTCCCGAACCTCGAACACATTGACCGCTGTTTTTTCTGCATCTTCACCCGAGAAAAAATCAACTACATCAGATGCTACTTTTGCCGCTTTAGTAATTGAATCAAAAACAAAGCCGAATGCATTACTGACACTTTTCGCAACCGTCAAAGCACCTGATCCAAACGTTTTGAGATCTTTTGCGAATTGTTTTATTTCATCCCGGTTATTAATTATATCTTTTGACAAATCATCAAAAATAACTGATAAATCAGAGAATAATTCTTCAGAAACTACAACACCAGCTCCTTTAAATGTTTGCGTCAAAACATTTAAAGATTCATTAAATTTCGCTGCATCTCGTGTTGCTGTTTCTGAAAAAACGCCGCCTGTTTTCTCCAGATCATCCCCCAGTTTTTTTATGCCCTTCGATCCTTTGGACAAAACATTAACAATCTGAAATCCACTTTCCCCAAATAGTCTATTAGCCAGATCCGCCTTACTTGCAGAGCTTTTAATATTTACAAATTTATCAGAAATATCATCCAGAGTTTTTGCTATAGGTTGCTTTATTAATAATTCTGCATCTAATCCAAGCTGTTTAAATGCCTCAGCAGCGCCGCCCGTCCCTGTTTGAGCTTCAGATAATTTTATATTCAAATCTTTTAATGCATCATCCATCTTCTCAGCTGTTGAATTAGATTGCTCAGCAGCAAAACGTAATCTTTGCAATTGGACAACATTAACGCCGATTTTTGCGGCTACCCCTGCCGCATTTTCAGCCACATCCGCATTTGCTTTTGCAAAACCAAGCATCGCAGCACCGCCAGCCGCCGCCGCTGTACCAACTGCAAAAGTACCTCTTGCAGCAGATGCAGCACCTCGACCAGTGACAGCTAATGCAGTGCCAAACCGTTTCGCGTTTCGCCTTGCTCTAACAAGTTTTCTGCTGGTTCGATCAACCTGATCACCAACTTGCCGCATTTCACGTTGCGTCGATTTCAGTTTTAATGATAATCGCGTCTGGGCTTTCGATAAATTTCTGGTATCAACGCCAGCATCGCTAAGCTCACGTTTCGTTTTCCCGGCAGCAACCGCGAGACGTTCCATATCCTTTTTAAGTTTTTTAGTATTCGCCCCGCCCTTTTTCTGCTGTCGTGCCAGATCCTTGATTTCAGCGTTAAGTGCTTTTAATCGCTGTACTTTTGCGAGTTGAGTATCAAGACTTTGAGCGTCACCCTTAAGGTTTTTATATTTTCCTGATAGGTCTGTGGCGGACTTTTCCAACTTGGAAATGCCACGATTCGCGGCTTTTCCCAGAATCCCTAATTCAATTGTAACTTTTTTGCGTTCAGCCATTACAAAATCCTAGCCCTATCAATGGCACGTTTTGCCCATCGCTTTATTATAGCGGGTTCCATGTCCGAAAATGAATCAAGAGACCAGCCAAAGACAGCAGCACAATCAGCGATGTACTCTAAATAAGCCCCAATCGGCTCATCTACTTTCCCAGCAAATAGCCCACCTTGGCGCTGACCTTGCCTATGTCTTTACCAGATATTTTCTTAAATTTGAACCAATCCACTTTTGAATCAGTTGTTTTATTATGGCAATAAGCAACAGCTCTCAAGATAACTTCTGATTCATTTCCGACACCTTCATCAATCGCGAAGATCAAACCACCTGTCACTTTTTCAGGAAATGTTATTTTATCTATGCCATCAATCGGATTATCAAGGTCAATTTCCAAAGCAGTTAAATCTAAATCAGAATCAACTGTATCAGTATCCTGAATAGCAGATTCCAACGACCGTGCAAAATATCTGGAATCGGATAGTGACAATCCTTCAGCGAATAGTTCACATGGTAGATTATTTTGATCAGCTACAATTGCAATTGCTTTAGCAGTCACCCCATTGTACTGATCAGAATTGACAAGGTGCCCGAAATTAACAACTTCGGGCACCTCAACTTCTTCTATCTCTTTTGATCCATGCTTGACCGGCTCATTCAGCCGATATGTAGACATTACTGCGGTGTCAGTCGCGCACCATCAATCATAATCGGGAGCTGACCGTCATTAACAGCAAGCTCCAGAACGTCCGCCCTTGTCGCCTGATCCAATACCCACGTTTCCCCGTTATCGCCCTGTATTGTAATGGTGTCATTTTTAATCGCATCGAATTGATCAATTGTAATTTCACCGGTATATACAATGTTCATCGTTACCCGAGGTGCAACATGTTCGCCTCGCTTATCACCAACAACACCAGTATCATCAGATTGTTTCTGATTCGGAAATCCACCCTTGTTAATAGTCACACCTTTAGCCCGGACTTTGCCTAAGCTCGCAATCGTTATAGTTGCGGTACCAATTACATCAGCCATTTTATTGCGCTCCTAGAAAAAATTCAGTCCGTTGATTATGTTTTCTGAATGGCGGCACTAGTCGAGGTTTCGTCAGTGCTACTGAAGCAGTAGGATCACCGTCATCAATACCAGTTACCAGATCAGTTTTGTATCCTGCCAAATCTGTCACCCATCCAAGATCAATCATTGCCAAGTATTCAGCAATCAAAGTTGATGCTACCGTTTCAGGCGTTTCAATTCTCAGACCTTCAGAATCTCTAGGCAATTCAGCAGCCAGACTAGATTCCAGTTTCGGCGTAATCGCTACACGTTCACGTAACCGAACACGCTCCAGTGTTTCAGGTGTCTGGATATCCAGATAATTTCGATCATTAAATCCGCCATCATTAAGTCGATTGCTGGTTGTCTGTCGTTCAATCACAACACTACGATCAGCCAAAACTTTATAGGTTGCCCCGCCATCGACAAGAATAACGTTTCGTTCAACTTCTGTCCTGACATCAGCAGGCAACGGAGGCAGAACCGCTAATGGACTATTTGTCAATGGCAGCTGTGGATTGATTGCAAGTTTTCTTGTTGCTTGGCCAGCATTATCCGCCGCCCATATAAAAGTCGGTTCTGGAGCAAGTGCTGTGTCCATCACAGAAAAATGAATTGAATTGATCGTCGCGAAATAAGCAGCAGCTTGACCTGTCGTACCCCGGAAAGCTTTAAATGCCCTGCCGCCTTGCTGCAATGGCGGTTGCCATTGTGTATCAAGATGCGCCGCCAGAGCTATATCGTTTGCTGAATCGTTGTATGGATCGACAAACCAGTTATACCAGGTGTCTCCAATATTCGCGATGGCTGTTGATAGATCAGGATTCGCAGCACCCGAAGCAAACGGATTAGCAGTCACACCAACGCCAGCTGGTAGATTACCACCAAAGTAATTGACAAATACTGAGTAACTATTCCCTGCTTCACCTTTATTTTTTGCAGTCAATGCAACAGTACCAGTCGTATTAATTCCTGCAACCAGAGATTCTGTATCCGCTACCAATTCAGCTACCAGTGCATCGCCGATAACTGTAGCTGTATCCCCACTCGTAACACCTACTCTGTACCTGCGTCCTGCAATCAAGACATCGAGAACACCATCAGCTGTTGCTGGGCCGGTAATTGGAAAACTTGAAGTCGCCGCAACAGATGCCCCGTCATCATCAAGAGCAATAACATATGTTTCAATTGATGGATTCTTTTTGTTAAATTTCTGGTACATTGCCAGAAGCATCGAACCAAGACCAGCCCCGGCCTTGACTTCGTCTACATTAAAAACTCGAATTGGTGTATCTGTTGCAAATGTTCCCGCGGCTAACTTCTGACCGAGAATAACAGCTTTAAATGTTGGTACTCCAGTGCCGCCGCTTGCTGCAAAAATCTCAATAGAGACCTTTGGCACAAGTGCGTTTGGATCAATAAAATCAAATGCTATTGTAGTCATTTAGTCACCTCAGCTATTACTTTTTTTAATGGTTTTGATACAACCAGATCACCATCCCTGAGCCGCCTTTTTATATACGATGTATTTTCTACTGACTCGCCTTCTTCAGAAATCAAACGTCCATCCGATTCACGCCTGACTCTTCGACCCTCTCCCGGTTTAATGAAAATCTTGTTACTCATTTTAATCCTCTATTTCTAAAATAGGATCTCTGGTATCACCACCAAGATCATGCTGTACTGTTATTTTATCAAAATTATTAATTAATGCCCGTTCAGCATCCGTTAACAGATTTGTAATGTTCAGTTGCTGAACCCACGACACAACAAAAGATACGTGTCCATGTACTTTAGGCTCTATTCTCCCCGGCGTACCACGTCCGATTGATGCCTTATTCGCAAAGTCAATTCCAAAATCATTACGTGTAATTAATTTAGCACCCGCCAAGGCAAACGACCTGACCTCTGAAAATATATTAGCTGATTTTGTAGCCACGTCTGGATTGTATGCAAGCAAAAAATGAGCGTTCATCATCACGTCTGTCAGCATTGAACACCCGCCATCAGGCTCAAAATCAAAGTCGAATTGTTCAGCCTCGACAATGATAGCAGGCGCAGTCGGGAAATCCTGCAAATAGGCTGGATCTTCTCCAATTACTACCGTTACCTTTGCACCAAAACCTGTATCAATTGTACTTCTCACACCTTCAAGATACGAAATTAATTGTACCTCTCCAATCATCTGAGTAGCCGCCCTATCCAGAAATTGATTCTATCTGACAATCTATTTTGTGCCTCTTTTGCAAATTGATCAATATCAATATCATCACCCAGCGGTATCCGCTCCCGAATCACCGGGAATCTCTCAGATCCTGTCCGTCGATAGATACCCTTAACATCACCAAACACAGCTTCATAAAAAGCACTCGGGAAATAATGACCGCCTGCCAGTACACCACCAGATAATTGATTTACTTTCTTCGCTCCAGAAGCATCAACAGGATCAAGACCAATCCATACACGCGCTTTTTTGCCTTGCATCAATTCCTTACTTCTCTGAAGTTTGTCTATGAATACCCGCTTCTTTGCCACTTTCGTTTTGATCTGTTCTTTTTGTGCAAGCTGTCTGGCTATCTGCGTACCTAACCATTTCAAGACATCTCGCATTCCACGTTTCACTGATTCTTCCATGACCTTGTTGAGTTCTTCAGGTAGTACTTGGATATCTTTCAAATCTAGGACTATTACCGCCAATCGTCACCCCCGCCGCCTGACCGTGGTGATAACGTCGCAACGATCTCACCATCCTCATCATCCGTAATCTCATCAGTGATCACGAAAGTCTGACCAAGTTTATCAACTGACCAGCCGCCAATGATTTTTGCTTTGTCTTCTTCTTTGGCACATAAAACGAGGACATCAGATTTAAAATCCGGCCTGCCGTCGATACGACCACCGGATAAACCCATAGCAATTACTTCCTCAGGTGAGTCTATAATCGCGGTTATGTCCTCAGTGGATAAAGCATCGGGCGATACCAAAGTGTATGGATCGCCCAAATGATTAATAATATCCCGAGTTGCCTTGACGAACGTTGCCCGCATAAGCGAATACGTCGCGGATTATTTTTCCGCGTCGTTTCCCTTTTTTGACTTTTCTGATTTTACAACCTGCTTAGCAGCCCCCGCCGCGATAAGTCTTTCAGCCTGGCTAGATTCTATTAAAAATTCATCTCCAGGTGAAATCTTATCGTCACTGATACCAGTGATTTCGTGTACTGCAATTAACTTTTTGTCAGCCATTATAATACAGTCGCTGCAAGAGTTGCATTCGGTCGTTGTGGAATCATCAATGGCGCACTCTGAGTCATCAGATACATAACTGATGGATCATCTTCTTTCCACATTTTCGGCCAAACTGTAGCGGCTTGTAAAAAGTCATGATCCTGAATTGCACCAAATGCCCTGACACCTTTAGCATCAGCAGAACCCAAAACAACTTTATCAGATGGCAAAAACTTTTGTTCTGCGCCAGCATCGTCAGTATAAATTGCTGTGTAAACCCAAACTCGCATCGTGCCTGACAGGATACCTACCAGTCTGCGTGATTCACCATTACCCGGCCCCATATCAAGAGACGAAGTATTACCCATAAAATCACGGTTAAGTGATTTTACAAACTTGTCACTATTCAAGGCGGCTCGATATGATTCTTGGCTCATCGCTATATCAGTTACAGGTGATTCCATTTCAGCTGCCCAGTCTTCGATGTTTGTCAGTGGATCAGCAGTACCAGCACTCCACAAGGCAGGACCTACAAGTGTCTTTGTCAAAGATGCATCTCGCTGAAAATCAACTACAACAGTCGGATAGTCTTCACCTGATACCGTAACAGTGCCAGTCAGCATCGCCTGCGCGGCCATCCATTCTTGGCGGCGTGTATGACGTATTGCGTGTTGTTCCAGAATTCGCATTACTTGCAGATCAATTCTCGCCTGCAAAGATAATGGCGCTTGGAATGATTCACCAGCTGCCCGAGTCAATGCCTTGGCAGGTGATACAACCGACTTAGGTTTTACATAAGCTGGCTTAAAAATACGCGCTTCCTGACCACGATCAGCAATCACTTTACCTTGTGACGTCGGTAGAACAAATGGCGCTAATTTATAATCAGCATCCAATTGATCATAGATAATTTCTTCCGTTTCAAACAAAACTTCTTGTGGAAAAAATAAATCAAGAAAAAGTCCCACTGGTTTATCGACTTGTTGAGTTAAACCAAGTAGTGTTTCTGTTGTAAATACGTCAGCCATTTTGATTATCCTCGTTTCTTCAGCACAATTGCCGTACGGTCAAATGCTGCTTTCTTTAATAGGTCAGTTGAAAAACTTGCATGAAATATGCATTGATCAAGGTCAAATTCTCCGCCCTTATACAATGGCGCTGTTTCATCACCACCCGTTGCATCAACGGCCTCCAGTGTAATACCTACTGGATTCTCAGAACCATCAGCTGCACCGGAGTTAGAAAGTATAAATTTACCGCTGGCAGTTACTCGACCGACAACAGAAAACTGTGCAAGATCCTGGCCTGATAGAATTGTTTCGCTATCTGTTACCGGCTCACCACCGAGAACGAAAGATTGTACGTTGCTTGTTTCAACGCTTGAGCTGGCAGTCATTAGTTAACGCTCCCTTTACCGTGAAATGATTTATAAGTTGAGAGTACTCTCGTGAGTTCTGGATTGACATCAGTATCTTCACTCGATGTGATATCAGGATTCTGTGAACCAGACAATGCAGCATCCAGCAATTGAGTAGGTGCATTTGCTTTTGATTCTTCTTCTTCCTTGATTTCGATACTTTCAAGAATCTGGGAAGCTGATTCTGAATTCATATCTGTTTCAGTTGCCAACTTGATAGCCGTTGATATTCGGCCTTCAGCTTCAGGCAATGAAAGAATTGACTTAATGCGTCCACGTTCTGATTGAATCGCTTCAGCAGTTATTTTTTCAACGTCAACCGTTACCGGCTCAGTTGATGCTTCTGGTGTTGGATTTGAATCTGTCATTTGTCCACCTTGGAAAAATGTTGTTGTTTTTAAACTCTGTCTAAATTTTACAATACTTTCATCAATATTTGCAATACGATCAACAAAACCCACATCGATAGCATCGCCACCCATGAACATCCCGGCCTCTGTATTCATTACTTCTTCTAAAGATATACCACGATTACGCGCTACACTACCAGCAAATAATAATCGCATTTCGTCAACTGTCTGCTGGAATCTTGCCAGCACGTCAGCAGGTAATGGCTCAAATTGATTACCGTCAGTTTTACGCGCGCCCGCTGCAATTAACGTAACTGTCACACCTTCATTATCTAAAAATCTGCTGATATCTGTATGCGCCATGATCACACCAACCGAACCGACATGCCCAGTAGTCGGCATTACTATTTCAGTTGCAGCCGATGCAATGCCATATGCTGCTGAAGCAGAAAATTCGTTCACAGCTGCAAGAATCGGTTTTTGTTGTCTGGCCTCAAATATTGCATCAGATAACGCCAACATCCCAGCAGCTTCCCCGCCGGGAGAATCGATATCTAAAACAATACCCTTGACTTGAGAATCATTAATTGCCATGTCAAGTTTTGTTTTAATACCATCGTATCCTGTCATCCCGGAATAGGGATCAAGATGACCGAACCTATGTACTAACGTTCCCTCGACTGGAATAATTGCTAGACCATCCTCAAAACGCAATGATTTCCTTTGCACGTTTTCAGAATCACTCATCGCTGAAATTTCCATATCTGAAGGTTTGAAAACTTCGCCGCCTGATCCATTAATCTGATCAATCATTAATCGATTAGATAATGCACCTAAAATTATTTTTGCTTTCGTTTCATCAATTAACAACGGCTCGTTAAAAACACGAGACGCGATGTATGAATAATTACGATGTTTGTGCATTGGTGTCTACTCCCGGCGCTTCGGTCAAGTCAGCCCGTCCATTTTCCCACGGGACAGGTAATCCAAGATCTTTCAACATTTTAGTTTCTCGCGCACGTTGCTGCAATACTTCTTGATAATCTTTTCCAAGTTGGGCGCATGCTTGCTCTAACGTAGTCAGACCATAATCTAACTGACCCTGTATCTGTTTCGTTTCTTTCAGACCATCAATCTGCGTCAACCCTGCACCTATCCACTGTGATCGTGTCCATGCCGATTTCGCTTGCCAAAACGATGGCGCGCCCGCTGGAGTTCTAACGATACCTTTGTCCATCGCCTCCTCAAGCCACAACGAATAAATCATACTTGCGAATCTGCCAGCGATAATGACACGTCTACCTGTGAAATATCGCCACGCTTCCAAGATAGCAGCACGTGCACTGGAATAATTTGTCTTTGAATAGTCACGACTCAATTGTTCGTAGCTTGTCCCTAGACTTGCCGCGATACTTCTGAGCATCGCTGATTGAAACGGTGCGAATTCCTGAGGCGCACCGCTTCGATTAATATTTAATTTCTCACCCGGAAATAAATGAGCAACTTGAGCACCATCAAATACAAAATTAGCTGCATCATGATATTGATTTTTAAGCCAAAACAGTTTCCCAAAATCTGAACTTAAAAATGATTCATCTAAATCCTCTTCATTCAACCCGCCAAGTGCATCAAATGCCGATGACTGGTCCATATCAGATTCGATAACAGCCGCATACATTGCATTGATAATAGCGTTTTGAAGTGCCACGTCCTCAAATTTATCCAACATTTTAGTCTGTTTCAAGACTGCTGCGAATGAATTAATACCTCTGGTCTGATCAGCTCGCGACGGCTCGAAAACGTGCATAAATTTCACACGTCCCCAAGATTCTTCACGCGCAATTCTTACCCAATTAAAAGTACTCGCACCCATAAAACGGAAATCTGACATCAAGCTATTACGTACATAGTAAGCTCTAGCAGCACCATTACGATCAATTTCAACACCAGCACGTAGCCTATCTTTATCAAATCCCATGTTAGGATTAGATACTCTCGCTGGATCAATCATTTTAATCGCCGTCGCAAAATCTGAACCGCGATCAGGTAGCCACATTGCAGCGCCTGTTATTTCTCCCATCGTTGTATGCGTTGAAACTGCCTGCCTAATCAACATCGTAAATGTTGATTTTCTTTCCGCGTCAATCCACACATCAGGATCTTCAGCCCATGCAGCAAATTTGCGTTCAACATCTTCAGCCCATTCTGAAATCACATCCAGATCAACACCTAATAATTTAGCATCAGGTTTTGCAGATAATTTGAAACTCTCACCCACAATGTGATCTACATGAAGCTGAACACCAGATGAAGCAAAGCCGTTATTCCTGGATATATCAAGACTTCGATTATTCAATGCCTCCCGATTAGGTAACAAAGCAGCATCAGCCGATTCAGTTGGAGGTGCCCATCGCATCAATTGACGGTTACCCGATGCACCTTCAAAGGCTGTTGCCATGAAATTAGATTTTATCGCCTTACCTTTTGAGTCTAGTATTTTTAAATCTACCATATATATTTTCCAGCACCGCGCCGAGGTGTCTTACATTGTGCCTTGAGTTGATTAATCCGATTATTTAAAGCCTGAATATTGCCAGCTTGATAACGTATTTTTCGGCCATTTTTAACAACCTCGACAACAGTAGCACCTGAAACAAGCTCATCATATATTGCTTGAAGTGCATCAATTTGTGCTTGGATCGCTGGATCAGACATTACCTAAATTCCTGGCAGCTGATTTAATATTGAAACCAGACGTATTTTTTTTGGGTTTTTCACTGTCAATCATTCTATCTAATTTCACTCTAAATATCCGCTTTGCCACTTTCAGCACGGCAGTAGCGTAGACTTCACAGTCAAGCGATTCATTATTCACGCCCTTTTTTTGCATATAACGATGTACTTTTTTACCTCCCGGATACGTTGCAACTTTGCGTTCAGCGGTCAACATTTTAAAATAATTATCATC